ATGGGGTACAAAGGCTTTATTCAGCTTGCACAAAGGACAGGAATGTATCAGACAATTTCAGCTGCTCCGATCTTTGAGGGTCAATTGATTGAAGAAAACCCATTGACAGGATTTGTATTTGATTTCACTAAAAAGAAGTCTGAAAAGATAATTGGTTACGCTTCTTACTTTCGTTTGTTGAATGGATTTGAAAAGACTGTTTACTCAACAGTTCAAGAGATTGAGGCACACGCAAAAAGATTTTCCCAAACTTTTAAATCGGGTAAGGGGATTTGGGTAGATGACTTTCAATCAATGGCTTTGAAAACGGTTTTAAAAGCAAACCTATCAAAGTGGGCACCTCTATCTGTTGACATTCAGAAAGCAATAACATTCGATCAGGCAATCGTAAAAGATGCCGATACTCAAGAGGTCGAATATGTAGATAATCAGGAAGTAATTGAACCTGTAACCGTGGAGGCTTTACAAGAATTGCTTGATTCAAAAGTTGCTTTATTAGACAAAGCAGAATTTGACAATGCTAAACGGATTATTGAAAATAAAGAAGTAGATTCGTATTCCAAGTTATTAAAATTTCTAAACGATAAAAACGATGAGTAAAATTAAATCAATCAAAATTCAAAACTTCAAATCAATTTCAGATTTAGAAGCAAACTTTAACGGATGCACCGCCATTGTAACAGGTGGTAACAACAAAGGAAAGACTTCTTTCTTAAAGGGAATAGTTGATCGCATCCGTTTTATTCGCCCTGATGTAATGGTTAAGAATGGAGAAAAAGAAGGTAAGGGGGAATTAGTTTTAGATAGTGGTGAAAAGTTTGTATGGGAGTTTGACGCTGCGAAAGATAAACTAACATACATTACTACCGATGGGCGCAAGTCAGTATCTAAAGAATTTGGCGCAAAATTTTTCCCTGCTGTTTTTGATATTGATAAATTCTTACAATCGTTTCCAAAGGAACAAGTAAAGCAATTACAGCAAATTGTTGGTCTTGACTTTACCGACATCGATGAACGTTACCGCAAGGCTTACGACAATCGCACAGAAAGAAACCGTGAGGCCGAATTGTATCATGCCAAACATGAAAAGATGATCAAGGTAGAGTATGTAAAGCCTGTCGATGTTACCAAGTTGAAAGAGAAAAAAGATGTTTTAAAAAACAACCTCAACGCTTTGTATCTTGAGAACAAAGAAAATAATTTGAAAACTAGAAAGGCATGGGAAACAGAAAAGGAAACCATAAACAAAGAATGCCATGAGCATAATGAAAAGCAATCAAAAAACAGATCAATCTTTGATGATTGCTTTAAGGCTTCATTGACTTTAAAGTCTGCTGGGTACGATGGTGATATTGATTCTTTTCTAGATACACTAAGGGCAAACTTAAAACCCGAAATGGTAGCGGCTGATCTTTACCCCAAAGAACCTATTTACATTGAAGAAATGCCAGACCGTACCGAGCTAGATAAAATTGATTCAGAGCTATTACAAGCCTCTGAAATAAACGCTCAAGCCACAAAGTACGATGAGTACATTCAGCACAAAAACGAGACTGACGCGGCTTATGATGTTGCAAAGCAGGCTGACGAAGATGTCAAGGTAATTGAATCAGAGCGCAAAAAAATGATTGAGTCAGCTAAGTTTCCTAAAGGAATACTAATTGATGCTTCTGGGATTACAGTAGATGGATTACCTTTAGACAGGAATCAGATCAGTACTTCAAAACTCTATTGTTCGGCTTTGCGGATTGCTTCAATGAATTTAGGAGAAGTTAAGACGCTTTATTTTGATGCTTCATTTTTGGATAAGAACACGCTTGCGGAAATTCAAACATGGGCAAATGAAAATGATTTGCAGTTGCTTATAGAACGCCCTGACTTTGATGGTGGAGAAATTAAATATACCTTAATTGAGCAATAAAATGGACGCAATCAGAAACGGAAATTTTACATCATCTGAAATATTCAGATTGATGAAATCAGGTAAAGCCAAAGGATCGCGAAGCGTTGACTTTTACATCTACATAAACGAGTGTAATCAAGAGAGAAGGTTGAAGCGATCGATTGAGGTTCAAACTGACGCTAGACCTTTAACTTGGGGTAAATGTGTAGAAAAGAGAGCCTTTAATGTTTTAGGCTTAGAGTACACACTTTGCTCAAATGTTACCATTCAACATCCTGATATACCTTATTGGGTTGGTTCGCCTGACGCTACCGATCCGATAGCTGTGTCAGATTTAAAATGTCCGATGACGTTGACTTCATTTTGTCAAATGCTTGATCCGTTTACTAAAGACGGAAAAGTAATACATGAAGGATTAACAATTGAGGCTGTAAGGGAAAATCATAGAGACGGGGATAAGTTTTACTGGCAAATTGTTTCAAATGCTATTCTCACTAAGAGCAACAAAGGTAAGCTGATTGTTTACGTCCCATACCTTGATGAGCTGGAAGAAATCAAAACGCTGGCAGACGGTAACCCTGATTACTATTGGATATGGTCTGCCGATAATGAAAAACTTCCTTACCTTGTTCGTGAAGGTGATTACAAAAATGTAAACGTGATTGAGTTCGATATTCTGAAATCGGAAAAAGATTTGCTTACTGAAACGGTTTTAGAGGCTGGAAAACTTTTGATATGACCTTATTTACCACCGACATCGAAGCCGTCAGGCGCGATATAATGAATCGAGACGTTAAGTCTGTTGAGTATGTTTTTAACTGGAAAGGATTGTTTGATTGGAGCTTACCTTTGTTTGGATTTAATATTGAAATATGAAGCCAAGAGCAAAACAACTAATGGAAGGCCGCGAGTGCTTTCTGAAAGACCTCACAGAAGGGGCAACTTTCCGCATGAGGCACACTGGCGGGACTGTTTACACTTTAGATACCAAAGAAAACGAAAAGTATATTGTATCTGCCAATGATGCTTATTACTTTGCCTCACCCACTACTCCAGTTCGACCATTAATTAATTTTTGATATGAAAACAAAAACCAAACTGAAAGATTTAAAATTTGAAATTGCTGGAACGGAAACCTTTAAGCCAGCTAAGGAATTGTTAGGCTGCTTGGCGTTGGCTTTACTAACAGCCATCATTGCTTATATTGGAATTGTAGCTGTATTGTATCACGCTGATTTAATTGACTCTTTATGAAACCCAAAGAATACGAAATAGATTCGTTTGAGAAATTGGTCAACGTTGTGAACCGCGAAAATATTCAATCACTAACGAGCGACTTAACGCTGTGGTTAATGTATGTAATTGAAACTTACGAAAAGATCAGAGAGGCGCATCCAGAAATAAAGGATAAATCAAACTGGGAAATTGCCAAGTGTCATTTTATATGGGTAGACGATAACCGAAACGATATATTGAGTACAAAAATTGTAAATGGTGAAACGGGAGAAGTATCTAAAATTGAATTAAAATGAAAACAAAGATGCGTGATACCTCGCTGGAGGCTTACCGAACAACTAACTTTTCAGAACAAGAAAAGAAAGTGTTAGCCGTTCTTATTCAGTTGAAAGGAAGGGCTACAAACAAGGAGATAGCTAACTATGCAAATATGTATCCATCGACCGTTTCAGGCAGAATGAATACGCTTGTAAAGCATAAGATTGTAAAGGCTGGTGAAAAGGTTATTGACCCAGAAACGAATAAAAAAGTTCAGCAATGGTACTTCCCATCACTTAATTTAAAGCTACTGTAATGGAAACGATCCTAACAGAATACCCACAGAAATTTGACACCATCGACAAGGCAGTACGGTTTGCATGGGACAACTCCACAAAGGTAGATTTCAGCGACTTTTTCCACTACATATTCAGGTCTACTTCAGGCGGGTTTATTGTGGACATTAGAGCGGAGGTTTACAGCGATGAGGAACTAATTGAAACCTACTATAAAGGATTGAAACAATGAGCAGAGTAATGACATTTAGCAGGGTATTCCCTAGCTACCATACGAGAAAAGGTGAGCCGACTTACTTTGTGGAGGCTATCCTCACTCAGTTAGGAATTGATTACACAAACCACGATTACTTTGTTTGGTTAGTAGAAAACAATCCTAGTATTGATGAATGGTTTTTGAATGAGTTCTACGAAAGATTATCACACGACATTGACCCCAAAAGCCACACTATTAGAGCCCACAAGAAACCGTTAAAACTCGGTGAATGGATTAACCCTAAGTGTTGGGCTGGAAGGCCGTACAACAAAACAAAAGAAGGTTACTGGCAGATTAAGTTTGCGCCTGACATTGAGGTAAAGAAGGTTTGGGATGTTCGCATTCATACTATTGCGCATTGGATAAATTCTAGCGGAATGATGTTTCCAATTGATTATAAAGAGTTGGCTAAAAATGACGGATTAAGTACTGAAGATTTTTTAGACTGGTTTGGAAATCCAACTCAAAAAGGCTTTAAAGACGTTTTTTTTGGTCATATAATTTGCTGGAACGAGAACATTGAATACTAATGAGCCGATCAGATTTACCCGTGATACATGTTAAAAGCCCCTTGACCACAAAAAGGAAACATTTTGTTTCTTGGAACGGTCGAGCCTATGCCGCCAGAAGTGAAAGGCAGTTACTAAAGTTTAAGGCTTGGTTAAATGCTGACAGTAAGACGATAATTGAACTGTAAAAAATTAAAACTATGTCAAAACTAAAAGCGCAATTCGGAACGGCAGATGATGCCAATTTTAAAAAGTCATTTAAGATGAAAAGTGATTACAAGGTATCAGCAGGCAATTTTGCAATCGTGGAAAAAGCAACAAACGAACTGTAAATTATGCAAACAGAAATATTCACACCAGTAAATGAAAGTAACCATGCCGAACTATTGAGCCTGTTAAAGCCTCTAGTTGAGTTTATGGACAAACACGAATACAATTACCTATTTCTCGCAGGGAAAGACGAGCTATGCAGCCGCTACATTCGAGGCAGACGCGATGACATTGCCGGTATGCTTCACGGGTTTGTAGAGAATAATCCGCAATTAAAAGGGTTTTTTGAACTTTGAATAGGACGATAACGATTAGACGTGATCCCGGGAAACGTAATGTTTATAAAGGCGAAAGGACGCGATCAAAAGTTAGCTCTGGGACGTAGCGAATCCCGTTATTTTTAAAACTTTAAAGAAAAAAAGCGTGGGTTCTATTGTATTTAATTCTGATTGTGTCGAAGGTATGAAACAGTTTCCAGATAAGTATTTCGACCTGGCTGTGGTTGACCCTCCTTATGGGATTGGAATAAACAACCAATCACAAGGTAAAGGAGGAGGCGTAGCTCGTAAGATAGATTATACAAAAAAGGATTGGGATAATGAATCCCCAAATCCTGAATACTTTGACTTACTTCAGCGCAAATCTAAAAATCAAATTATCTGGGGGGCTAATCATTTTATTGATAACATACCGTTTAACGTTTCTTCTCCTTGTTGGATTGTGTGGGATAAAGATAATGGGGAAACTGATTTTGCTGATTGTGAATTAGCATGGACAAGTTTTAAGACTGCAGTAAGGCGGTTTAAATGGACTTGGGCGGGTATGATGCAGCAAAACATGAAAGATAAAGAGTCGCGAATCCACCCTACTCAAAAGCCGATTGCTTTATACGACTGGCTATATTTGAAATATGCTCAAGAAGGAATGAAAGTAATTGACACCCACTTAGGCTCTGGCTCCAACCGTATATCAGCGCACAAATACAAGATGGACTTTACCGCCTTTGAAATTGATAAAGAGTATTTTGATAAACAGGAGCAACGCTACAGGGACTTTATTAGTCAGACCACTTTGTTTTAATTTATTCTCCCCAACCCTATTGAATTGTGTAAGATTTTTGTATGTTTGTAAAGCCGATTGGCAGCGCGGAGTGGTGAACGCGACTTAAAACATTTCAGCCCTTAAAGGCCAAACTCGATCACCACCGGGGGAGGCACTTTAAGGGCATTTTTATTTTATGACAAAATTAAATGCTCAATTTGGATTATCTGATGAATGTGATTTTGACGAATCAAAGTGGACATTTCAAATGGATAGCGATTTTAAAGTTACTGATGGTGAATTTGCAATTATTCCAAAAGAAAAATATGATAATTTGATAAAGGCAATAAAAATGATCAGAAACTCAATGCGTGTTCACCCAGATTGTACTACTGATTCAGAATTTGCGGATATGGTTTCTGGTTGCGATAATGCTTTGGAAGGATTAAATGGCTAAAGAACTACCATATTTTAAGTTTGAGCCGGGGGCGTGGGACACGGGGAACATCCAACTTTGCACCCATGAACAGAAGGGAGTGTTTATCGATCTTTGCGCCTTGTACTGGCAAAGGCTTTCAGACCTACCATACAAACTCGCAGTGCAAAAAGTATGCGGTGGCAATGCGACCGCATTAGATTCGCTTTACGCTGACAAGATTATTGACATCCAAGACGGCTTTATTTGCATTGATTTCTTGAATGAGCAGCTTGGTGAGTTTGAAAACACAGGCAAAATTAATAGCGAAAACGCTAAAAAGGGCTGGATTAAGCGTAAAAATGCGAACCCAATGCGACCGCATAGCGACCCCAATGCCATAAGAGAAGAGAAGAGTAAAGGAGAGAAGATAAAAAAAGATAATACAACGGTAATTTTGCAATTACCTTTTGAGTCTTTAGATTTTTGGAATGCTTGGACTGAATGGCAGCAGTACAAAAAAGAAAAAAACCAAAGGCTTACGGAATCAACTGCAAAAAAACAATTAAAATTTTTGGGCGCGAAGCCCGAAAAAATCGCGATACTGATTATTGAACAAAGCATCACACATGGATGGGCTGGATTATTTGAACTAAAACAACAACAAAATGGAACAGGGTTTAACAAAAAGCAGCAACAAACAGACGAACTCATTATCAGTCACGCCAAAAGGTGGGGTAGTAACCCTCCTCAAGCAAGGGAGGTTTGAGGAAATAGTCAAGGCCGTACCGAATAGCGTTGAAAAGATAATGGATGCCCGGTTGATCTGCGACCTCGTCCGAGAAGTTGGAAAGGAAACTATCCAGCAAATGTTAGAGACTGAAATCATAAAGCTGGCAAATCAAATTAACGTAGCACATAACATCAACGCTACACAGCTTCCTTTTATTGCTGAGACACTTTTAACCACATACCCAACGGAAAGCCTTGCTGACTTTATCCTAGTGTTTAAACGGGGCGCAATTGGCTTCTATGGCAACACCTACCACAAACTTGACTGCGCTACAATTATGGAGTGGATGGCAAAGCACATCGAAGAAAAGGCCATGTACAGGGAGCGCGATAACTCCAACTCAAAAAAGAACGAAGAAAACACAGCAATAGATTACGAAGAGTATAAGGCTAGACTTAAGGCATTCAGACAAAAGGAACGCGAACAAAAGATTAACAAAATTGTCCATGAGGACGGATATGAACAGTTTAAAGACGAGGTTAAAAGCGCAAAAGAGACCTTCGATGCCTACCTACTGATTAAAGAAAAGAAGATTGCGGCTGCCAAATCACGAGGACTTGACAAGTTAAACCTCGGAGATTTGAAGACCTTTGAAATTGAAAAACAAAAGGTAGTTGCTAGGAATTTGGAAGAGGCTCAGGAAATTTATATCGAAGTTTATGAAAGCTAGAGATTTTTTTGGAACATCAGACCCTACCGAGTTGCAGGTACTTAGATGGCTTTATCAGCAGTGGCTTTGTTCTGGTAGTTTACTTAGCTTTGACGAGTGGATTTTGTTGTAAATTAATACTTAAATTTATGCTTAGAATATTTGAAATCACACATGGAAACGGAGAAAAAGAATGGATAACGGGAGCGACAAATATAGAAGCTCTTGCAAATTACGTTTCTACAACGGAATGCGATTTATCAGAAATGGATGGCGCAGAGATAAACGAACTGCCAATGAAAGACTGGCAGGATTACATTGTTAAACAGGAAGATGAAAAAGAGCAGACGTTCGATGAATGGATGTTAGATAACGGAAAAACCCCTCAAGTTATTTGTGGAACAATGTATGAGGTGTGATTTTAACGATATGATGCTAATTATCTCATTTTGGCTTTTAGTATTAGTTTTGGCCTGTTTATGGTTAAAGAAAACGATTGACGAAATAGAATAAAATGGAAGACCAACCCGAATACCTATCCAGGCACGAGGCCGAAATTCGATCCATCGTACTAACGGACGAAGAAATCAAAGAAGCCTGTTATTACCTACAACGCCAAAAGTGGTATGCGGAAAGAGGCATCCACGTCAACGGTCATGGGGACATAAAGGCGAGGGACTATTGGCGAAGATTGAGGCGATAAGGGAAACAACGCAATTTGATAAAAAGTATCGTAGGAATTATGAAAAGACATACTAAGGTTTATTTAGATTACTTCGGCTTAGACGGCTCGGACTTTCTTAGCTGCGAGATATGCTGGGCGCGAGGTGTCGACATTCATCACATCGACTCCCGAAAGATGGGAGGCACTAAGGGCAAGGACGTGATCGAAAATCTTATGTTACTTTGTAGGACTTGCCACGAAAAATACGGAGATCGCAAACAGTTTAAAGTATTTTTACAAACCATTCATAACCAAAAACTAACCAACTATGGACTTACAAAAGAAACGCGATTATCTTGAGGCTAAAAAAAAAGAGCTTCAAAAGCTGATAGAAGATGCTAGGGAAAGCGTTGATAAAGTTATTGCTGAGATAAACATTTTGGAAGATGATATTTCGGATTCAATAGCGAAATCTATTAATTCAGCACATTCATTTACCGAGGGTAGCGATTTATAGTGGCATTTTTTGCGGGTTACTTAGTGGGTAAGCCGTGCCACTTTTAAAAGGATAACAAAGTGAAAGGAAATTTGCACGTTTTATGTGTAATTTACGGAATGTTTGACGTTAAAAGCCTGTTAAGCTATCGGAAGATTCAGCGCACGGGCGTGAAAATGGACATTAAAGCGAAACTAAATAACCAGAATTGATGTGTTCCGATATTATCTCTTCTATTAAGGCAAATTGCGATGACTTACCTTATCGACCAACTACGGTTTTTATGCACACTTTAGACGCTTTGAGGTTTGGATTTATAAAACGATTGCCTAGAAAAGACAAAAAAAGGCTTAAAAAAGAGCGGAAACAACAAGCTGAATGTAAAAAATATAGAGGTTTATTTTCATGAGCTACGTATCTGAAATAGCGGAAGGTTACGCTAATTTAGCTTTAGGTAAAAATGACTACCTTTACAATCAAAGGATAGCCATTTGCAACGAATGCCCAATGATGAATAAAAACGGAACATGCGGAAAATGTGGATGCCTCCTTCAAGCAAAATTGAGAACAGAAAACGGTAAATGCCCAATAGGGAAATGGTGATGGATGAAAGAATTGGTAATCAGTTCTGGAAATTAAGATCGAAACACGGAAGGGATGTTATTTTTGACACCCCTCAAAAGCTATGGGATGCCGCTTGTGAATACTTTGAGGCTACCGATAGCCGCAAATGGACTAAAAAGGATTGGGTAGGTAAGGATGCTATACTAGTAACTCGGGAAACAGATACCCCATACACATTAAGAGGCATGTGTATATTCCTAGACGTAAATAGTGGCTATTGGAGCGAATTTAAGCAATCGGAAAAGGCAAAACAGCAAGATTTTTCCGAAATCATCACGCGTATAGAGGACGTGATTTACAATCAAAAGTTTGAAGGCGCGTCAGTAGGGGCGTTTAATGCTTCAATAATTGCCCGCGATCTCGGTCTAAAAGAACAAACCGACATCACCACTCAGGGCGAGAAGATTGCGCCAGTAATCACAGCAATGGTAGACGGTCAGATTATAGACGGGGAAATGAAATGAAAAATTTAGAAGCTCTTAATTTATGTAAGTCTATATGTGATCATTTTGAAAGCAAAATGAGTGGTAAAAAACCAAAATTGTCTCTTTACCAAATATGGAAAAAAGCAGAAATAATTACATCATGCGAAAATAAGGAGATAAGAGCATATTTTATTGATGTTACTCCAATGATTGAGGGTCAGTCAAGGGTTGTTTTTATGGCATGGTCAAGAAAAGAGGCTAAATTAAGGGTTCCCAAAATTGAGAAAAAGTACAACGTAAAAGCCATATCAAATCCTAAATTTGCAACAGTGTAAATGAAAGATCAAAGAGGGAGGCTGGTAACCGTCCAGTCATTTAATGTAGGAACCTCAAGTCAAGTGTACATAGGGCTTGTTGAATGCGGGTTCAAGTCCCGTCTGGTAAGGCTAGAAGCTCCCTATTTTTTTGTATGATCTGGAAGCCTAACGGGCTATTCTTCAAGATGGCGCAACTGGTGGCCGCCAGAAAGCCCGAAACAAAATTAATCATCGGCAATGAGGGCTCCAGCCGATCGGCCAAAACTTGGGACTTCATCCATTTACTAGTATGGATATGCGACCACAACCGAGGTAAAAAGCTCGAAATATTCCTGTTTCGTGATACCCTTGTAAACTGCAAAGAGTTTCTTTTCAAAGACTTCAAAGAGTGCCTTACCTCAATAGGCATCTACAATCAAGCTAATTACCGCGACAATGCCGGAAAGCCTATCTACATGTTATTTGGGCAAGAAATCAGATTCAGGGGCTTGGATGACAACACTACCGAGGTAAAGGAGGCCACCGGATCAGACATAATTTTCTTTAATGAGATACTTTCCGGCTGCGAAAAGGAAAGGGTAATGAACTGGATAATGCGGTGCCGAAAGTTGGTTGTAGCAGATTGGAACCCAAAATATACCGATCATTGGTTTTTTGCCTTTGAGAAAAGAAATGATACGGTATTCACCCATTCGACCTATAAGGATAACAGGCATTTGCAGGACTCGGTTATCAAAGAGCTTGAAAGCTACGATCCGAGCAACCCCGAAAACGTGCGCAATGGCACGGCTGATAAATATCGCTGGCAAGTGTACGGCCTTGGATTGCGAGCCAACCGCGAAGGGCTTGTATTCCCAGAAGTTACCTACGTTGATGATTTCCCAGAAGACATAGAGCAATTCGGTCATGGCCTAGACTTCGGATCGGCTCACCCTACCGTAATCGTTAAGGGAGGGATCAGGCGCAAATCTCCAAAGCCTGACCTATTTCTCAAAAAGTTATACTACTCACCATGCGATACCTCCACGCAGGTAATTGACGCGGTGCGGTCGCTTGGCATTACTGGCCATATCTGGTGCGATACCAACATGGATAACACCAACACGGGTATTGGATGGGTTAGTGATATGCGGAGGTCAGGGATCAACGCCCTACTTACAAAGAAGTTCCCGGGCTCACGCGCTTACTGGATTTCCATGTTAAAGAAATACAATATCCACATAATCCGCGATCCTGATTTCAAGCGAGAACAGGAAAACTTTTGTTACCGGGTGGTTGATGGGGTGCAACTATCTGAGACGATTGATAAGTATGACGATTGCTGGAGCGCGTCCGGTTACTTAACCGTTGGAGATTTCAGGATTTAAATGTAGGTTTGTTGTGTAGTTTATTTTCATATGCGTTTAGGGGAAGGGGGTTAAGCCAGACGGGCTTATACCCCTTTTTTATTTCGAAAGATTGTGTAATTTTGCACCGCACCCACAATAAAGGGAATCTAAGGTAATGACGAATCACTTAGAAAGAGGCTGACTGCTGCGCGCTGGTCGGCCTTTTGACTTTATAGCCCTAAAATTATTCTTTATCCCTAATTGGGAATATCAAAGCCTTTTTCTATTTTTGGGAAAACATTTCCAAATTGGTACTAAAGGACTGGCTTCCGCCCGTTATTTATGATAACCTGTTCACCGTAAAAAAGAACGGTGCTGGATATTTCTACGTCATTGGTGGCAACTCGGGAACATTCGATAAGGTTGATTGCCTAAAATCCTACCAAGAAATCCCAGAAGTAAACGCCATCATCAACATGAAGGCGCGCGCGTTTAGCAACATGCGGCTGCGTGAGGTAGATAAAGACGGTAAGGATAAGGCCACCCCAAAAGGTCAGGCTTTAATCGCATTGCTTCAAAATCCTAATTGGTTTCAGCAGTTCAAAGAGTTCGCCATTCAATCCAAGGTTTGCCGGGAAGTGTTCGGCAATGAGTATATCTTCAAGACCGTGCCACTCGGATTTAACCCAGACATCGAGCGCGTGAAAGCGTTATATTCGATTCCTGACACCATCGTCAACGTTAAGTACGACAACAGCACGCCTTTCTACCTAAATGCCACACGCCCAAAGGTAACGTATGAAGTCAAGCAAGACGGGGGTAAGTATCTTCCTTATGATTCATCGGTAATAATTCACTTCAACGACAACCGGATAAACATCGAACACGCGACCGATAAGAACTTATTGAAAGGAGAAAGCAAATTGACCGCTCTTTCTTCTGTGATTAACAACATGCGCATAGCCTACGAAAGCAGGGGCGTAATCTTGAAACATCGCGGAGCCAATGGCGCATGGGTGAATG